GCCGCCGATGAGTTTACCCTCTATGAGTACGAAATAGACAAGCGAAGCGGAGACGTAATGACAGGATACCCAGACGGACAGCCGGATCACTGTATGGACGCGGTGCGGTATGCAATGGAAGCAGTGTACCGGCGAGCGGGGGCGTAAGATGACTATAGGGAGTAGAGACGCACAATGTTTGAAGCGATAAAAGGATTTTTTATGAACATACTTAACCTCTTTAAGAGTTACACCATCAAAGAAGTAACCGGTATCGATACGCATATTTCAAGCGTGATGTATGAGCGTATAAGGCTCTGGGCTGATATGGCCGCGGGGCAAGCTCCATGGAACGAGAAAGCTCCGCCGTGCGGTGTGCTTGACCAGATAGCGGGACGGCTTGCAATGATGGTATTGCGTGAAATTGCCATAGAAGTACGAAGCGATGCTATCAAACCCGTATTGGAGCATTTAGACGCAAACATCGATAAAGTCGTTGAGTATATTACACTTTTAGGCAGCGCTCTTATTCGGCCGATTTACAGCGCGGGAAAACTCCAATATGAAGCACTGCCATTAGGAAACTACTTACCGACAAGCTACGATTTTGACGGCACCCTTACCGGCGCGCTGATATTCAAGCAGATTGTAGACGGCAAGAAGCTATATTTATTGGTAGAGCAGCACACCTATAAAGACGGTGCGCATTCGGTTGAATGCACCCTATACCGTAACGACCTTGGAAGTATGCATAAGGTCAATTTAACCGATTGCCCGCAAACCGCCGACATAACCCCTGCGTATACATGGCAGCACGTCAAGCAGCCGATGATTATTGAGTTTCGCAATCACAGCACCAATAAGATTGACGGCTCAAATGTACCGGTTGCAATTATTGCTGGAGCTGAAAATCTGATCCGAGATGCAGACGAACAGTATGAGCGCATGAACTGGGAGCAGGAAGGCGGAGAGCTTCGGGTATTTGCCGACCGTGATATGTTTGAAAAGCGGGTGATAAGGGACGGCGGTACGGTTGGTGTGAAAATGACCGGCAGCCTCAACCGGCTTGTTACAATGATAGACGGGGATGGCAGCCCTGACGGCAAGAAGATTACCGAACACGCCCCCGACCTCCGCACCGCTTCACAAAATGAAATGTTTCAACAGATACTCCGCCGCATTGAGCTTACCTGCAATATCGGCAAGGGGACGATTTCCGATATGGAAAGCGTTCAGCAAACCGCAACGCAGTATTCAGGCGGCAGGCAGGAACTCTATGCAATCATTGACCGGATAGAAGACGAAATAGAAGTAAAGTACCAGCAATGCGCCGATGTCTTTGCGTATATGGCGGCCGCTTACGGCCTCGGGAGCAATGATAGCCATATTACCGTTACATGGAACGATGATGCTACACGCAAAGATATTGAGCGAGCAAAGATAACTAAAATCAACGAAATAAATGCCGGCATCTGCGATAAATGGGAATATCGGCGGGACTTTTTCGGAGAAGATGAATTGACCGCTAAAGCGAATGTACCGATTGAACCGGTTCAGTCAAGCCCTTTTGACTTAGCGTAAAGGAAGACCTAGGATGCTTTCTCCCCGCTACCTTGCCGGTCTTTCGGACGACCTCATCGAAATTTATTCACAACTTGAAATCGACATACTCCGCGATATGGCGCGGCGACTTGCGCGGGTAGGTAAAATCACCGAGGCAACCAAATGGCAAGCACAAGTATTAACAGAGGCGGGCGGATTAAAACAAGATATCGCGCGGATATTGCATAAATACGATAAGCGTATTGTTCAAGAGATACAGGAAATCTTTAACGACGCCCTGATAAAAAATGCCCGCGCCGACAATCGTATTTTTGCCGAAGCGACAGGCCGCACCATAAGCGATAACAATGCGCAAATGATGCTTGCGACAATGAAAAAAACGCATGAAGATTTATCACGTCTTACCCTTACCAGCGCCGAGGTAACGAACAAAACCTTTCTCAAACAGGCAAACAATGCGTATATGCAGGTAACAAGCGGCGCATTCGATTACGATACGGCAATGAAGATGGCCGCAAATGAAATAGCGAAAAACGGCGTAACAACAATGATAACCTATACGAACAATGCCAAGCCCGTAAGACGCAGCCTTGAAAGCGCGGTTCGTATGAATATCCTAACAGGTGTCAATCAAACCGCTTCACAGCAAACGATGGATAACTGCGAGGCACTCGATTGCGATTTAGTAGAGGTTACCGCGCATATAGGCGCGAGACCTGAACATGAAGAATGGCAAGGCAAGGTATACAGCGTAAGCGGCAAAAGCGAAAAATACCCGCCATTTAGTATATGTGGCTATGGAGAGGCGGACGGTATTTGTGGTATCAACTGCCGGCATTCCTTTTATCCGTATTTTGAAGGGATGGAAAAACACTACAGCCAAGACGATTTAGACGAAATGAGCAAGGAGACGGTAGACTACAACGGCAAAAGCTACAGCCGCTATGAAGGGGAACAGCAATTACGGCATATTGAACGGACAATACGACACTACAAAAAAGAAGCAGCAACACAGGATGCAATGGGAATTGATAACACCGCCGCCCGCCGTAAAATCGGCGAATGGCAGGCAAAGGCGCGAGACTTTACCGAACAAACCGGTATTAGACGCGACAGGGCGAGAGAGTATATCGGAATGCCGAACGGAGAAAAACAGCCGAAAGCATTGCAACCGCAAGTAGTGCACGTATTTACACAATCACAGCCGGTCAATCAAACGGTTGTCCAAAAGATAGCGGACATGAACGCCAAAGCCGATACCTTCTATGTTGCAAGCAGCAGCCTAGATGATCTTGTTACAAAAGCGCAACATACGCAAACAATGACAACTATACAAAAAATACAGCCGGTAGAAGGAAAGGATTTAGCAGGGAGATTATTTGTTAAACGAGACCTCAAAGATATAAACGAGGTATTAAAAGCGCAAGGCTTTGACGGCAAGCCAACTGTTCTCAATAAAACCGAATTTTTAAAGGCTGTAAAAGATGATACCTTTGTAGCGCAACGGACATACACGGCACCAAGCAAAGAGAAACTCGATGAGTATATCAATATGTTGCGAAGCGGCGATTTTTATGTCGATTGTAGAACAGGCGGCAGGGCGCATGGAAAAGGGATGTATGCAGCGGCGGATTATACAAAAGGTAAAGATTTGCGCCGTGTGATTGATGAGATGACGCATTATCAAAATCTCGGAGCGATCCAGCGCGGAGAGCATTACACCATGACCGAAACACTGACAATAGATCCGAGTGCACGGATCATTGATGAAGCGAATGTCGTAAATGAATTTATTTACCGATATACGCAAGAGCTAAAGGCTCAAGGCTATTCAACAAGAGAAATAAACGATAAAATCATTAGTAACGGCTGGGGTGTTCTTGCCTCGCTTATGGGATACGACGTAATACGAGCAATCCCAAGTCCGTTCCGTGCTGATTACATGGTTATATTAAACCGTACAAAACTCATTTTACTAGGAGGAAGCGAATGAGCAAAGAAAATCATATAGGCATAAGATATTCAAAAGACGGCGACATTGAAACATACGACACACGGACGGGGCAAACAACCGGACATATCTCAACAATGGGAAATATGATAGAAGAAACGCAGGAAGATAGAGAGCGCTACGAAAAAGAATGGGAAGAGGCAATGAAAAAGCATGGCTATGAATACCACCGTCGACGGACAAAATAGCAAAGCTCAAAAACAACTGTAAATATTTATAACAAAAAAAATAAAACTTTTCTCTTGAAAACCTGCATTTTTTGCAGGTTTTTTCATTTCAGCCTAACTATAAGGGTATGAGAATAATCACAGATGAATTATATGCCGCGCTTATTGCGCATTTAGCAAAAGATGAAAAGGTATCGCTTTTTCAACAGCTGCTATTAAGTAAGCCGATTGAGCAAGGCGATACGCCGCCTAGTGGAACGCCTGGAAGTGATGATGAGGGGGCGGCTTAAATGAAATATACAAAAGGAATTCCGCGGGGCAATATCGGAGCGAGCAAATGGAATGTAGATGAAAATATTGCAGCAGGTCAAGGGCTATTTTCAATGCCTCCTGATAGAGTTTCGATGGTTACTGTTTCGGTTCATATCCCTGAAGGACATGCCCGTTTTACTATTGAAACAACTTATAGCAGCCCTTGGAGGATTGGGCAAGACGGAACCGGCGGCTACTGGGATCCTCCGGACGAAACCCATACCGAATATACAGAGAATACAAACATTACCATTGCCAGCACAGTAACAGGGGTACGGGTTACCTGCCTAGAGGCTGACAAGATAATCAACGTTTGTTTTGCGGGGTAGGCTATGCAATACGGAAACATCATACCACCAATATACCCGACGGGGGTATTTATCCAGAGTATCGAACAAACTCAAACCAGTACGGAAGCAGGCGGTAAAAATATTATTGCCGTAACACTTACCAATCACACTCAGCAGCATTTTGAAATCCTTAACGGTGCAAAAGGAGACACCGGAGACGCTGCGGGCATTAAAGAGATTACCGCATCTATTGATAATGGCATCGGCGTTCCATCCGTTACGGTAACTGCAACCGGTACCGGAGCTGAAAAAACCGTACACTTTGATTTTAAAAATCTGAAAGGCGAAACGGGTAATGTCGCACTTACCGAAGAAGTAAAACAGCATATAAGCCAAGCTGTTTCGTCAGCGAATCAGTATACCGATGGTGCAATTGAGAAGGCAAATCAGCGCATTGACACCGGCGATACCAATACATTGCAGGAAGCTAAAACTTATACAGACCAGCAAGTACAGGCCGAAGCGCAAGCAAGAGTACAAGGGGATGCAAGTATGCTTGCCGATGCTAAGCGTTATATCAATGATTTGTTAATCAAAATCTTTCAAAACGGCTATATCCAACGGCCGGGGATGCCGAGCCCATTGGAAGATACAAGCCTTCATTTCGAGGGCTATAGTTGGTACGAGGTCAACTATGACGGTAACTTTTTTAGAGCGAAAGGGCGAAATGCTAAGGCTTTTAGCTCTAAAAAATTGACGATAGAACAAATCAGGAATGGCGATTATATCTTTCAAGATGATGAGCAAGAGGATGCTGTCAGGAATATAAAGGGCAGTTTTAAAAAAGGACAAGGGGGATATGAGAGTTTTGATTATACCGGCTGTTCTGGTGTTTTTCAAGCAAGCGATAACCATAGAACAAATGACACTGCCACAGGTGTGACAGTGTCGCGGTATGATAATACCAAGCAAATTATTTTTGACACATCAAAAGATCCAAATCTAAAAACAGCCGAAGAAAACCGCTCACGCAACTTAACCTTTACAATCTGGGCGTTGGTAAAAGACGAATAATAGGAGACTATACAATGGAATTTGTAGAGCGTTTGGAAATTAAAGACAATATTATTTTAAGACGAGTAATAGGGGCGAAACCGAAGCAGGAAAAAGAAGGAATAACTTATATTTACGGCTCAAACTTTCAAGCCAATATCGGCGATGATATCCGTATGTACAGCGATATACAGGCAGGTATTAAAAAGCCGCTTACGCAGCTGGTTAAAGAAGGTCTCGTATCAGTGCCGGAAGGTAAAAAACTCAATGAAGCCGGCACTGACTTTGAAGATATGAGCGAAGCCGAAAAGGTTGCAGCCGGTCTTATTCAGCTCAAGGCCGATGAAAAGGTCGAGGGTGCTTACGTCGTCAGAAAGACTGAAAAAGAACAGTACGATGCAGGGCTTATCAGCAAGGAAGAATATAACGCATACATTGACCGTCAGCGAGAAGCCGCCTACCGGTTGGAAGCCGATCCGCTCGGTATGCAGGCACTGCGCGGAGACATAGATAAGGCCGTATGGCTTGAAAAGATAGCGGAAATAAAACAGCGCTATCCGAAGGTAGAATAAACCATGAGTATAGAGGCACTCCAGCATAAAGAGCTCATCGTCCTCTGCGTTATCGCATTGGCCTTTATTTTGATGATGAAAAAGGGCGGGAAATTTTCGATCTTCGGGCAAACAGTAGAAGTACCGGTCGGGAATAAAAAACAGACCGTGGACACAATCGGGCTTATGTATCTCATGAAAGATGCCTGCGAGCGGATAGAGCTGCTCCGTAAAGAACGCGCAGAAGATATATTGCCGGACATATCGTATTTATTAACCGGCATCAGCAGTCTTCCCTGCTGTATGTATCGAGCAGAGGCGATCCTTAATAAACGGTTGTACAAAAACGGATTTGAAGATTTAACCGCTCAGACGGTTAACGGCTATATCGAACAACTGAACGAGGAACTCTATAGCCATCTACAGCGCGAAATACACAACGCGGGACGATGCACCGCGCACCCGCCTGAACCGATAGAAAAGAGCAAAACATACGCAATAGCAAAAGAGTTCACCCGCAGGGCAGCAGCGATTTATTTGCGTGAGGTAAAGAGCAAGGTGATGATGTATGAGTCCTACCAGCCGCTTTTTGAAAAACTGGGAGATGCTATCCGTGTTGAATTTTGCAAAGAAAAGCGAGAAAAGAAAATAAAGCAGGCAGAACAACTGCTTGAAGTGTTAGAAAAATTAAATACTTAAAAACCATTAGGGAGGTTTAACGATGGGAGTGATACGGGATATTGATCGACTGCAGCCGGAGCTGGCGAAGCGGACACGCGCTTTTTTAGCCGAACTGAAAAAGCGCGGTATAGAGGTAATCGTCCTTGAAACAGATCGTACGGTTGATACGCAGACGGCCTATTATGCGCAAGGGCGCAAGCCGCTTGAAGAGGTGAACGCACTCCGCAAAAAAGCGGGGTTGTACCTTTTAACGGAAGCAGAGAACAAGCGTATCGTAACAAAGACGACGCAGTCAAGGCATTTTGGCGGCAATGCCGTTGATATTGCGCCGGTAAAAGACGGCCGCGTCTGGTGGAATGCACCGGAGCAAGTCTGGCAAGAAATCGGCACTATCGGTGAAGAATGCGGGCTTGACTGGTGCGCAGGCGGATACGGACAGGTCTGGGGCAAGGGCTGGGACAGCCCGCACTTTGAACTTATGAAGGAATAGCGGTGTATAAATGAAATTATTGTTATTACAAACATTAAATCAACTGATTTTTTATATCTTTTTTCCATTCACAATAGCAGGACTCATTTTAGAATTTAGTTTAATACCCTTTATTTGTTTTGAAGATAAACTTGATTCTTTTTATCGTGATGAATATTGGAAAGTCAAAAAGAACAAACAAAAACGAATATTCTTATTTTTATTATGGGGATTTAAAAATATGATAGCTTTGATTTTCTTCCCGATTACTCTTATAGAATTTATTCTAATGCATCTGTCTCAGCCTTTTATGGATTTTCGAGATGCCATTGAATGTCGTTGCTGTATTGAAGTACGAAAACAATGGGAAGAAAAACAAAAAGGAGCGGTAAATGAATGAAAAGAATGTTTTTATTGTTTGTAGTATCTGTTTTTTGCTGCTTACTCTTTCCAGTTGCTGCACTGGAGCAGCAGTACACGATAACGGAAACGGAGCTTATCAGGTTAGAGAGCATATCGGAGAACTTAGCGATAAGCAGGCAGAATCTGCTGTTACAGGCGAGCGGCTTAGCGGAGCGATTGAGGGCGCAAGAGAGCAAAGCGAAAACCTTAGCGGCGAGCTTACAGCAAGCAGAGAACAAAGCGAACACCTTAAACAGTCAATTACAGACGGAGCGGGATACCTTGAAGAATTTGCGGACATCCTACAACAAATCCGAGCAAGAGGCGGCCGAAACAATAGCGAAAAAGCAAGCCCTAATTGACGAAAAAAAAGACACGATCCACCGGCTGACAATTACCGTTATAATGCTTTCAACAGCTCTTGTTGGAGCTATCGTTTTTGCAATCGTAAAATTAAAAAGATTTTTTCCGTTTTTACCGTAAAAACACACCGGAAGCCTAACTATAAAGGTGTAATGCGCAGATGCTGACAGGCGCGTAATAAAAAGATCAGCACTCACAATCGGCGGGCAACGCCGTAAAACGATGCGTAACGTGAAGAACACAAAAGAGGAGATGTATGAAGCGAGAATTTTTAGAAGGGCTTAACCTTGAATCCGCCGTTATCGACCAGATTATGGCAGAGAACGGCAAGGATATAGAGCGCGAAAAACAAAAAACGCTCGCCGCTCAAGAAGAGGCCAAGGAAACTAAGGCGCAGCTTGAAAACGCGAATAAAACGATTGAAGGTTTTAAAGACTACGATCAAACGAAGGCCGATGTTGAAAAGTACAAAGCGGAAGCGGAAACGGCAAAAAAGGAAGCGGCAGCAAAAATCGCAAGCCTTGAGAGAACCGCGCACGTAAAGGATTTTTTAAGCGACAAAAAATTTGTTAACGATATTACCCGTGATGCCCTCGCGGCAAAGCTCACCGAACAGCTCGGCAGTGAAGAGGCGAAGGGCAAATCGCTTGATGATTTATTTGCCGCCCTTACGAAGGATCAAAAAAACATCCTTGCCGACGATACCGCTCCCGCACCACCGGTACAAGGCAGCATGAAAGGCGGCTCGCACGCAGCCGATGAGCGAGCTGCAGCACGGGCGGTAATGGGCTTACCGCCTGAAAAAGACTAGCCTCAATAAGGAGAAGAAAAGAACATGGCTAATACTATTTTAACCTTTAAGAAGTACATCGATCAACTTGACGATGTGTACAAACTTTCGTCCAAAACGGCCGTATTGGAAACAAACCCCGCGCTCATAACGCAAGGGGCAAACGCCGGAGAGTTTGTCATTCCGAAGCTGGATATGGACGGACTGGGCGACTATAGCCGTAATGATGGGTATGTCTCCGGCGGTGTTGACCTTAAAAACGAAACGGTCAAATGCGACTTTGACCGCGGGCGGCGTTTTACCGTTGACACAATGGATAACGAGGAAACGGCAGGG